CGGGGGACCGCCAGCGCAATGCTGGCGGCCACCCGGGGGTTCTATCATATCGGCTGACCCCGTTATGGGGGAATGCGTACTTTGCAAGTACGCGCACTGCAGCTTGGTATACCTAAACCCAATGGCGAAATCGTCGTGGGCATGGTATATGATGGCTGCAGTTGTCCGAATGATTTCCTTCTACCGAAGCAGAGAGGAATTATTTTGGAAACATCGATTGTCGAGGGCAGGCGTACCCGTTCGTCAGACACGGTTTTGGAGTTAGCGAATGACCGGGTTATCCGGTTCTGCGCTCCTACCAGTGACCTCACCCTCAGTTACACGGGTGGTAGGGCTGGTATCTACCGTATTATGACGGACGTTGTCACACCTCGCTATACCACCAAGATCGCTCAAGGTGAGATAGTCAACAACCCTTGTCATTCGACCAAAGTGACCTACTCCGTGGACTCAACAGGTTATGAGCATTACTTTCCGGGTTACCCCGGTCTGTGCAGCTCAAACCCTGGCGGTGCATGGAAGGACACAAATCCCTCTCTCCTGGGTCGGATCTTTGGAGCACTCGACTGGAAAGGCGAGCTCGCTGTCAAAGACAACATCCCCCAGGTAGACATGGACTCTGAGGCTAGTACTAAAGCCTTAAGCTATGTCAAAGCGCCAGACGTAGACTCCTTGGTCTCAATTGCAGAAATGCGCGAGGCTTTCAGGACTATACGAAATCCCATAAAGGCCTTTACTGACTTAACGCGTAAGTACCAGTCTGCAATTAAGACTGAGAAAAGGCGCCAAAAGAAGAGGGCCCAGCAGTTACGTATAGCTCAAGGTGGGACGTTAAGACGTCTCGCTAACAAGTCGGTCAGTACGGCCGACGAGAGAGCTTTGCTAATTGCGAAGGGAGCTGGTAATCAATATCTTACATGGCTGTATGGGATTCGTCCCATCATGCAAGATGTTGACGGTACGTTGGATGCGTTGTTCCACCAGGAGATAAACGAGCGATATACTGCTCGCGGTAGCTCCAAGTGGTCCGACCAAACTGTCGATGAAGTAACAACCTCCATCGGCAATCCACTGACCTCCGCTACCATGCGGAGAACGGTGACAATCGAAGCGACACACCGTGCTGGATTACTTTACCAGCACAACTTCGACCTTGGTGATCGCCTTGGCCTGCAAGCAACACAGGTTCCGGCGGCGCTGTGGGAGTTGGTGCCGTTTTCGTTTGTGGTCGATTGGGCAGTCAACGTGGGTGAGACAATTCAAGCACTCACAGCAGCTGCTACAACGCGCCCCCTGGCACAATGGATTACTCGTAAGCACAAAATTACTGTGCAGCGCGAGATAATTGCAACGGGATTCAACCCCAACGTGGGGTATGTAATCACGCAGGAGTGTCAGGACAAGGACTCGGTCATTATCGAGACTTATGACCGTTATCCTAATGTCAGACTGTGGGCAAATATCGCCCTCCGCACTCGGATACCTTTGAATGCGGATAACAGTTTGGCAGCCCTAAGTCTCATACTTCAGAAGCTTTAATTAGCTTCCTCAATAGGAGAAGGGAATGTCCCTTACCCTCAACTCGAAGGTCTACACCGAGAGCCGTGTTAACGGCCCTGACAGTCAGTCGTATGCTTCGACGGACAATACTCTGTCCCATAAGAGTACGCTTGAACTTAAGCGCGTCTATCCGAAGCCCACGGCTACGTTCGACGGTGTCGCGCGTCCCACCGTGAAGCTGGTGGAAACGCAGACCATCAACAGCGAGAACGTCGACGCTTCGCTCACCCTTACCGGGTCTTTCCCGGTCGGTATGAGTGGAGCGGCGATCACGGACTTGCAGACTCGGATGCGCGATCACCTCATCGAGGAGATCGCGGGCAACACCACCCTTGGTGTTGCACTGAAGATCGGGCCGTACTAAGATATAGCGCTTGTAGGCTATAATTCTTAGGCTCGATATGAAGTACTCCGAGTGGTGGCGGGTAGCAATACCCGCCATAACTGCACTCATCTCACTACTGGAGTTGCGCAATGCAAAGTCGGACAGTGAAGAGAAATCCAACTCGCTCCCGCACCGGACGCACCAATCAGACGAAGACCCAGAATCGGGCAGTAGTCTGGCGTCCAGCGGACCCAAAGGGCTTCATGGCCCGGATGGTAAAAGCGACTGCCGAGACCTATAAGGTCGAACATGACCCTCTCTCCATTGCAGTTGTTGAGGCAATGGAGGCCCGTAATTACGGGAAGGTCGTGGAAGCAGCTGGTTCAATCAGCACACAGTTGTACGCTGAAAAGCCGTTCTTACAAGCATACGGCTTGAATCAGTTGGCAGCCCTTGTAACAAAGGTTCCTTGGAAGGACCCTGCGTTACAACCCGAGTCGAAGGCATGGGAGGTATTCCATGCCGGAGAACACAGGTGTAAGAGGACGAATCAGCGCTTTCGAGCGTTGAAACGAAATCATCGCCTGCGTTACCTTAGCATTCGTGCTAAGGCTCGAGCGTTTATCGAAGTTGTGCTGGGGGACTCACCTCCTTTGGCGCAGATATACGCCGGCTGTGACTTTGGTCCAGGAGCTTGTGTGGGTGTACACGGTGAAGCCACTCATGCTATGGCGAAGTTACACTCGCCAGAGTGGACGTGCACCCCCTCCTGTATCGAGTACGCGTACGGCGCGCTGCTTAACAACCAGCACGCTTGGCACGTTGTCGTGGAGCAATCTAACGACAACATCCTCTGCTTGGACCCCGAACAATTGTGGTCCGCCTTGAGGTCACGCGTAAAGTTTGTCGACGGTAATAAAATAGAGATGGTACCGAAGAAGGCAACCGTCCATCGGACGATTGCCATGGAACCACTCCTCAATAGCTTCGTACAAAAGGGTGTCGACTTATGGATGCGGAAACGCCTCCTGAAAGTCGGCATAGACCTTAGAAGCCAGAGAGTTAACCAGATGCTTGCATTTCTGGGCAGCCTGGGTGGTTTCAACCCGTTTGTCACTCTGGACCTTGAGGGAGCCTCCGACTCGATTGCTATTGAGGCGGTTAGGGATTTACTCCCTCCAGAGTGGTTCGAGTTTCTCAGTTGCCTTCGGTCCCCGACCTACACTGATGGTCAGGGGCGGAAGCAACGCTATGAGAAGTTTACCTCGATGGGCAACGGGTTCTGCTTCCCGCTAGAGACGCTTATCTTTGCGGCTTTAGCATACTCTGTTGGTGTCGAAACCGGCGACCTGAGCAAGCCCATTGGGAGGGGGAGACCCCTCTTTGGTGAGCAAGCCGCGGTTTATGGCGACGACATCATCGTACGACAGAGCTCAGCTCTTTATCTCACCGAAGTCCTTAAGTTCTATGGATTTCGGCTAAACCGTTCGAAGAGTTGTATCGTCGGGCGGTTTCGAGAGAGCTGTGGAGCAGATTTCTTCGAAGGCGTTGGAGTACGACCGTACTATATACGACAGCTCCCTACCACTGAAGTGGAGCTGTACAAACTCGGCAACGCTCTGCGTTCTAGTCCGTATCCCTCTTGGGCCCTGTGGCAACTCGTCTTTGATGAGGTGCCATGGGAAATCCGTAAGGTGCGGCCATATGAAGGCAGTCCTGAGACCTGTTTTACTGCAGATTTGGACCTGTTCCAAGGGTCCAAGTTTTCAGGTTGGTCTAAGGCAGAACAGCGTTGGACTTGGGTAGAACTTCTTACCAAGTCACTCCCGGACCAACGGCGAGCTTCTCCCGCTGTTGGTATGTACGGTCTACTGGTGGGCGCTAATCCTTCACAGGATGGTGCTCCCCAGTTCGCCTTGAGACGTAAGTCTCGTACCGTCCTACGAGAGAACAAAGCTCGTAGGACCCACTAGACCCCAAGATAGGGCAAAGGCAACTCAGATTTGACCCCTGAGTTAGCCTCCTAGTGGTTTTAATCCTGATCTCGCGCCCCCTGAGAGGGGGGCATTTGAGCCCAGGTGGACTTAGGAG